CATGTCATACTCACGAACCACCATTATGATTCGACCGCCTTTGCCTTGCGTCCACCACATCCTACCAATAGGCACAGACTCGAAAACCAAACCACCCCTATGGTGCAAGTTCATACGGTCCTCTTCAACCAGGATCGTGCTGTTACCCAAAACGAGGAGATCCCTCAAAGCAGAGGTGACCTCATTGTAAAAGTTGCTCTCTGCTAGTCGAGCGAGTACACGCTGCGCCGTTATGTCCAAGGCAACCTTTACTGCCTCCTCGGCAGCATATTCAAACGGAGGAGTCAGCCTTAGCCAGTCTTGCGAAGGAGGTAGCAGGGAACCCTTCATGAAGTTCACCAGTTGGTCTGCCGCTATCATAGCCGTAGAATCAAACACCGGCTTTACACGGCGTGACCCCGCTGACTTCTTCGTTGTAATGTCCCCCCGGAATGGCATCATGTAGTTTGATATGTCTTGCCACGCTGGATCGTGGTTTGCTCTCCTAGACTTCATTACCGCAAGCCTAGCCATTAGTTCTTGAGCCTCTGTCACAGTCTACCCCCCAAAGAAATCCTCTTCCGGCATCCTAAGTCGTCTTAGCGCACGACGTGGACCGCCGGAGGGCTTTGCCAAATGAACCATCATTAGTGCTTTGTGCAGGGCGTCAATACAATGATCGTCCTGCCTGGGTACTATCTTACCCCCTTTATGACGGTAGCGCCTCATCTCCTTTAGTGTTTCCTGTGTACCTAGAGCCATGAATAGCATCTGACCCTGGTTCATTAAGTCAAGCGCCTTCTCTATTATATTCATTATCGCTCTGGTCTTTGTGCCAGTCATGGGGTCTATCATGTGGGAAGCCTCCGAAAGAACATTTATGCCCATGTTCCTCAACTGAGACACAACCGTACCGCTGCTGCTCTGCCTCATAGCATCGTGAGGCCACGCAACTGGTATCTCATTACCACCCATTCCCGCAAGCCTGCTTGCGAAGTCGCCAACGCTTATAGCCTCCGCTTTGAAGTCCTGCACAACGTAGTGTATACCGGACTGGGTGTCTACGCTCAACTTCACTGCCGCCCACTTGCCAACGGTGTGCGCTAGGTCTATGCCTATGATCTGCTTGTGGTACGACTTTGCTAGGAAGTCCTCACATGTTACCAGGGATTGAGGCACGTTGTAAATGAGTCCCTGGCTGGCTACTGGACGACCCCATAGGCGAGCCTCGGCAAATGGGTTGTTCTCGTACTTCTTTATCAAGTGCTCCCGCTGCTTCTCGTCCATGTGCGTAGCCTTGTTGATGTCGTAGTTGAGCAGTTTCCTTATATCCCCGTCTGCACACTCAAACATCAAGTACAACTCAGTCTCACCACGCAGTGGCGTCATGGCAATGTCCACATAGCCACCTGTGGCGTTTGTACGAGCAGACAGTTCTTCGTACACCATCATTTCTGGTTCCTCGTCGATGGCTACAAGGTCAAGCGAGTATCCCTGGAGTCTCCTCCAACCCGTGGAGTACGAAAACACATACGCCTTACTGTACCCGTCAAACTCCCCGGCACCGTCGTAGTGCTTCACTCGGAAGTAGTCTATCTGGTTGGCTACGCCACCCGTCATTTTAGTTATGTCAGAGTCCGGATCGAATGAGCCAGCAGGGAGGTAGCCTGCACCCCTGTCCTCTGGCGGCCCAAGAAGCCGGTTCGCCAACAGATCCCTGGTAGATTGAGCCGTCTCACCACCTAGAGCAGCAGAGATCGGACCCTCGAAGCGAACACCCGTATACCAGGAGGGGTATATCCCAGTCATGTGATAGGTGAACTTCATCATGAGGGCGGTAGACTTACCCGCTTGGTTTGCGCCCGTTAGCATAGTCTCCTTGCTATGGGCGTTGATGAAGTCCCGCTGCCTATCATTTGCAGATATGCTAGACAGTAGGTCGGAATCCTTACGCTTGGCAAGTTCCTGCTCTATCTCTATCAGTCGTAGTATGCCTTCTTTATCAGCCATCCTGGCTGCTGCCTGGGTCAGAGTCGCCACCCGTGATTCGCTCCTGCCTCATATCCTTAAGCATTCGTAGTAGTTCCCCCTCAGTCTTATGGGACAACTCAACCACACGCTCCTCAACAATAGTCTCCTTGGGTAGCATTTGAGGAAGGATAGACCTGCCGAAAAACATAAGAATGCGGTCACCATCTGGAGTACCCGGCTCCGCAAGGTGCGCCATCTCGGCTAGTTTCTCCCATAGGCCAGCCTCATGAAGCATGTTCATGAAGTTCTGCTTTACCTCCGAAGGCGTCTGCCAAACCACACTTGGGCAGGGGAGCGCAGGGTCGTCAGCGTTCTCCCGTGTCGTCTGCCAGATCGCTCGAAAGTCGTCGTCTGTCTTGCTTGCCGCCAATGCCAACTCGTATGGGACTCCAGCCACCTCGCAAGCCTCCTTGAATGTCCCACCATTATTAGCGCACTCCTGCATCTTGTTCTTCACGCCAAGGCGTATCATCATATCATCGAAGGAGCCTTTTCGACTCCTACCTACTTTTGGCGAAGGTGGTTCGCTCAATGGGCCGTCCTTCCTGGTAACGGGGTACTCATGTTCGAGTGCGAACGCTGCGAAGAAGTATTCAAGTTCGCCCCCATAACAGTAACCGGGGAACGAGTCATCTACTTCTTGTGCCCCCTCTGCGACTACGAACTAAAACGTATCACCGACGATTTTATCGGAAATCCCCGAGAAGAAAAGAATCAAATGATCTGCGGTCATAAGTATACATATATTCGTATCTTATGACTACCCCTGAGATTCCGTTGACATTCTCAATCCATTCTGTATGGTCTTAGTTGGGACGGGTGAGACTTTCCTCCTCGGGTTATCCAACCCACCCGGCTTCAACCAGGGTTCGACCAAGGTCTCCCCGTCCCCACCTTTTCGCTGAAACCCTTTTTGAGAGGAGAACTGCCGTGCAGTTCAACAACGTATTTCTATCTGGGAACATCACTTTCGACCCAGAACTCACCACGACAAAGTCCGGGCAGGATGTCGTCAACTTCCGTATCGCCAACAACCAGGGGAAGGGCGATTCCCAAACCACGAACTTCATGAACGTGTCAGCGTGGGGCGCTGCTGGAGCAGCCGTTGATCGGTGGTGCAGCAAGGGCGACCTTGTACTGGTGTCCGGTCGGATTCGCACAGACTCGTACGAGGGGAACGATGGAGTCAAGCGCAACAAGTGCTGGATCGACTCGAACAACGTCCAGTTCATCAAGGTCAAGAGTTTCCTTGAGAGCGGTGGCGTGACGAAGGAAGATGCCGAAGCAGTCTTTGAAACGTCCCCCAAGCAGCCCCAGGAGGAGCAGACTCCCTTCTAGTCTAACTTTTTTCAATCTGGCGGGGCTTCCCTCAGGGGTGGTCCCGCCACTTTATGTCAGGTGCCATATTGGAAATATCATCGGAACTACTCGAATACCTAGACGAACTTGGGGAACAAACCCCGGTGACTCGCCATCACATATTGAAATACATGCCAACTGTCCATGAGGTGCGTAGCGTTGTGCCAGCGGTCATGTCCACAGCCGAACTGAAGTGGGCGATAGACCATGCAGAGTATCAAGGCATGGACGACTTCCCTGAGACACGCATAAGGTTCATGCTATACGTAAACCATTACGTGCGTGTCAGGACTGACCCAGGATTCCTTCGGTCAGAGTCTGCCATAGCACACCGACAGTTGGGGCACCCGTACAATCGCCTACTAGCAGAAGAAGTGCGGGATATGGAGTATGCCGCTGAATCAATCAAGGACAACCCGTCCTCAATCATAACTGCCGACTTCCTCGTGTGGTACGAGCGGGTGAAAGACACGCCATTCAGGATAGGGCCAGACGGACTACCCATAGTTGGCTGGTGCAATAAGCGAAGAAGGTGGCACTCCACATACTACCCAACAGACGATAAGGATCTCGCCTACACGAAAACACCCGCACTCATTCACGCCAGGGAGCAGTTCCGACTAGATTACCTATCAATAATGAGCGAGGGGTAGAATACAGCGTGTCAGGACCAGGAGCGTACACCCATAAGGGGGATATAGTAATGCACAATGTAGTGCTTAGGATTCACGAAGACAAGGACACCGTGTCCATACAGTTGTTTCACGCCCACACAAGCGAACCGTACGGGGAGTTACAAATACCCAAGGAGCATGTAGGCACACTTGTGGGGCTACTCCAGCCACACGTGGTTAGGAAAGATCCACTTGAAGAATGATTTGCTAGACGATCTGTTCGATGGGGCAGAAGTAATCAACATAAGAGCGTTCGGAGGAAGATGGTCGGGTAGTCAGAACCACAAGTTCACTGACCAGGATGCTATCGAACGGGACGTGCAAACGGCACTAGACAATGGCAGCAACGCTGGATTTGGTGTTGCAGTCAGAAGAGACATCGACGGTGGAGGGGGAGCCAGCAATCTCCTGTACTCCCGTGCACTCTGGGTGGACATTGATGACCCCGGAATAAGCGACGAGGTTGTATTACAACGGGCAGAGGCTAGTGGCTACCCCAGGCCAAACTACACTGTGGTGACTGGCGGGGGAGTACACTTGTACTGGATACTAAAGACCCCAACGCCACTGAACACGCCATTCCACCGCAAGAACTTTTCAGGACGGCTGCGCCTGCTTGCGGAGGCATTCGAGGGGGACGCACAGTGTGCGGAACCCGCACGAATAATGAGGATGCCCGGTACTCCAAATATGAAACCGGAATACAACGAGGGAGTACGACCGGAGTGCCATATCTCCAGGTGCTGGGCAGGCGGCGACCACCTACTTAGCGCATTCCCCGGTATTGCAACCGAACGAGTTATTGAGGGCGGCAGAAACAACGCCATGTTCCTGGAGGCCGTAAGACAAAGAGGGCTGGGCATACCAGAGGATGCTGCGTACGCTGCCGTATGGGCGCTAAACGAAACGGCTTGCCAACCACCACTAGAGGACCACGAGATACAAACTACCGTTCGCTCTGCATACTCACGGCAGGAGACGGTAGACCGTCAGGAACAAACGGACGAGAGTGAAGGCAGTGGGGAACTGCCTGAGGCCATTGAACGAGAGATTGCCATTGACTTTATCAGGGAACGTGGCGACTCCTTGAGATACGAACCGGGCATGGGTTGGATGTGCTACAACGGCAAGTTCTGGGAGAGGGACGAAGCACGGGCGCTGAATATGATCGGCACCTACATGAATGATCTGCGGTTGCGTGCAAGGGACGCAGGGGACGAACGCCTACTCAGGCTATGCTCCAGAAGCCTGACGTACAGGAAGATCAAGGACATGCTGTCACTGGCTGGCACGGTCCCAGAATGCTGGATTGCCTCTGACGACTTCGACAAGGACGGCATGAAGGTCAACTTCCAAAACTGCACGGTTACCTACGCCGAAGATGGGCGACGAACAGTCGGCATGCACGACCGTGAAGACTACCTGACCAACGCCCTGCCGTCCGACTACTCCACGGAGTCAGAAGACCCAATCATGTTCCTCAGGTTCCTCGACCAGATATTCGACGGGGACGACGAACTCGTCACCTACCTGCAAAAGAGACTTGGCTCATGCCTCCTTGGGGGTGTGGGCGATAGCAAGGCGTTGATAATGTATGGGGACGGCGCAAACGGCAAGACGGTGTTGGCAGGCATCTTACAGGAATGCCTGGGGGAATACTGCTATCCAGTTCCTGGTTCCACCCTGACCAGCGGTGATAGCGGGGAGACGAAGGTTGCCAGCCTGCAAGGTAAGCGTATGGGACTCGTACATGAGTTTGGTAGTTCAACCCAACTGAACGACGAACGCTTCAAGATGCTCACAGGTGGTGAGGCGCTGATAAGTGGCAGACATCTTTATGGCAGGCACTTCTCCTTTAGGCCTGTCACCTCCTTTGTGATCATGTCCAACTATCTACCTAGCGTAAACGACATGACACATGGACTGTGGAGACGCATGGCGCTCATACACTTCCCCGTGGTTATTCCTGAGCATGAGCAGGACAGGGGGCTTATGCGCCGTATCGTAGACAAGGAGGCAGACGGCATAGTCAAGTGGCTGGCCGAGGGTACCACTGGATACCTATCCGAAGGCCTGGAGGAACCGGAGAGTTGCCGTGTTGCGCTGCAAGAGTACAAGGAGGGGGAGGACGTACTAACGACTTTCCTGGAAGAGAAGTACGAGCCATTCACAGAGGGCAGGGTTCCACTGAACGATGTCTTCCTGGAGTTCAACAAGTGGTTGAAGAACCAGGGGTGTGGTGGTGCTTACAGCAAGGTGAACTTTGGCAGGCTGTGCCACGGTCGTATGATAGGTGGTGTGGGTGATTCTGGCAAACGGGTACGTGTGGAGAAGAAGAAGATCGGTGGAGTCGTCTACCTTGCTAACCTAGCGAACAAGGTGTCAGAGGTTAGTTGGGCGTGACCTTGCCTTCGGCATGGCGTAGTGCGGCAACTTCTTCACCGAGACCAGGGTTCCCGTGGGGATTGATAGAACTGCGCCAACGGTGTCATCCTCCGGGGAATAGCAGGACGTCATTACAAGGCATTCTTTGGAGCGTGAGAGGAGCCAGCCTACAGATATAAACAACTGTGGGTGAGTCTTCTCCGCTTCAGAGACCTTCAGCCAGTCGTCCTTGCTTATAATATCCTTCCACTTGACGAGGACGAGTGGGCGCTGTACCCTAGCCACTATCATCTCCATTCATAGGGTGCTTCCGTAGGGCTGCGGAGGCACCCTCTTTTATTACCCGGTGTGTTGGTGTACTGTCTCCAGGGAAAGGGGATAGGCCCATGGCAAAAACCGCAGCGGGGAACGTGGATCTAAAGCAGCACTTTGATAGGGGGAGCATTCAGATACCTTCGACCCCACCGGAGTGTGTGATTATTATCGACACAAGAGAGCAGAAGCCATATAGGTTCAAGATCCCCACCATTCAAAAAGGCCTGCACACAGGGGATTATAGCGTAAGAAACTTCGAGGACGATATGACAGTTGAGCGAAAGTCCCTACCTGACCTTGTGAAGTGCGTAGGTAGGGATAGGGATCGGTTTATGGATCAGATGAACAGGCTGAAGGCCTACAGGAACAGGATGCTCATGATTGAGTGTTCCTGGCAGGAGATCGAGGAGGGTGGCTGGCGTGCACGATCCGTCCACCCTAACATGGTGCTGGGGACGCTGTGCTCGATTGCAAGCATGGGGGTGCCATTCGTCGTGGCGGGGGATCGGAAGCGAGCAGCGGCGCTCACAGAGCGATTCCTGGTCGGCTGTCACAAGCGGGAGTGGGCGTACATGCGGCGACGACTCCTCGACCGGTCGTGATAGCAGGACGAACTAGG